CCTGCAAGGTGGGCGACTTCATCCTCGTCCGTCCCAACAGCGGCACGCGGCTGAAGATTCACGGTCGTGAGTTCCGGATCATCAACGACGACAGCGTCGAAGCTGTCATTCAAGACCCGCGTGGCGTGCAGAGGGCATGAACATGGACAAGGAAGAGTTCAAGTTCCCGGACGAAGTCCAGGTGAACACCAAGGAAGAGAAGGTCGATTTCGAGATCGCTGGTGATATCGAAGTCGAAGTGGTGGACGATACGCCTGAGGCGGATCGTGGCCGTACTCCCATGAAGGAGGCTCCGGCAGAAGTCACCGATGACGAGCTGTCGAAGTACAGTGAAGGCGTCAAGCAGCGCATCCAGCACTTCTCCAAGGGGTATCACGAAGAGCGTCGGGCCAAGGAGTTGGCGCTGCGCGAGCGTGAGGAGGCGTTGCGGCTGGCGCAGAACCTCATGGAGGAGAACAAGAAGCTCCAGGGGACGCTGGGTCAGGGACAGCAGGCACTGATCGAGCACGCGAAGAAAATCGCCGCGTCGGAGGCTGAGGAGGCCAAGCGCAGGTTCAAGCAGGCGTACGAGGCAGGTGATCCGGACGCGCTGACTGCTGCGCAGGAGGAATTGACTGCAGCGAAGATCAAAGCGGATCGGCTGAGTAATTTCAAACCGGCACCTTTACAGCCTCAGAAAAATGAGGTACAAACTGCCCCGTCGCAGCCTGAGACTGCCAATCAGACTCCCGTAGATCCGAAAGCCCGTGCGTGGAAAGAATCCAATCCGTGGTTTGGGGTAGACGAGGAAATGACGGGCATGGCTCTGGGCATGCACCAAAAGCTTGTGAAGAGCGGAGTCAACCCGACCAGTGACGAGTATTACGAGAAGATCGATGCTCGCTTGCGTTCAGTGTTTCCCGACGCGTTCCCCTCGGAGAAGCCTGCCAAGAAGTCCAGTGTCGTTGCTCCTGCCACGCGTAGCACCGCGCCCAAAAAGATCGTGCTGACGCAGTCACAAGTGAACATCGCCAAGCGTCTTGGGCTTACTCCTGAACAGTACGCCCGGGCCGTAGCGGACCAGATGAGGAAAGAGAATGGCTGACCAACGAACCCCCCGCGAAGCGGAATCTCGCGCCAAGACAGAGCGGCTCCAGACCTGGAGGCCCGCTGAACTGCTACCGGACCCGACGCCTGCGCCTGGGTACGTGTATCGTTGGATTCGTGCCAGCACCTTGGGTGTCGCCGACCCGAGGAACATCTCCTCCAAGTTCCGCGAAGGCTGGGAGCCTGTCAAGGTCTCGGACCATCCTGAACTTCAGCACCTGTGCGACGAGAAATCGCGCATTCCCGGTACGCTGGAAGTCGGTGGGCTGATTCTTTGCCGAACCCCCAAAGAACTCGTTGATCAACGGAATGCCTTCTACACCGGACAGGCGACGGGGCAGATGGAGTCTGTGGACAACACCTTCATGCGCGAAAACGATCCCCGGATGCCGCTGTTCAAGCAGCGTCGTTCTGAAGTGTCGTTCGGACGCGGTCAATGATTCAGGAGTCATAAATGGCTTACCCCACGATTGACAAGCCCTACGGGCTTGAGCCGGTCAACCTGAAGGGCGGTATCCCGTTCGCAGGTTCGACTCGCATGATCCCCATCGGCCAAGGCTACGCCACCAACATCTTCAACGGAGATGTGGTCGGCCTGTCCAACGGCAACGCCATCATCACGCCTTACAACGCGGATACGCAGTCTGCTGCGGCGGCTGGTGACATTCTCGGTGTCTTCCTGGGCTGCGAATACAGCACCGGGGCCGGCCCGATCTTCGGCAAGCTGCGGCAGCAGTACTACCCGGCGAGCACCAACGCACCGAACGCGGTGGCCTACGTGCTGGACGACCCCAACGCGCTGTTCAAGGCGGCGGTGATTGCGCAACCGCAAGGCAGCGCCAACACCCAACTGAACACCGGCACGACCATCGGCTACATGTCGCCGTCGTTCCTCGGCACCAACGCCTTCCTGATCGCAGGCAACGGTGGTTCAACGGCAACCGGCAATTCGCTGGCTGGTGTTTCGGGTGGCAACCCCACGGTGTCCTCGTCGGTGGCTGGCAACATCCGCCAGACGGTCGGCACGGGTGCCGGTACTTCGCCCTGCCTGCGCGTGATCCAGCTTGTGCCAGATACCGCTGTCACGGTGGCCACTGCGCTGACTTCGTCGCCTTCGGCGGGTACGACCTTCACGGTCTCCTCCACCACGGGCATCGTTCCGGGCATGCAGTGCGTCATTGACGGCATCTCTGGCACGACGGCGGGTTCTCCTGGCAGCAACCTGACGGTCACGGGCGTGGTCACGTCCACCTCGACCATCACGGTCAGCGCCAGCGTCACGGCCACCAGCGGCGTTTCGGTCTCCTTCATTGGGTACCCCGAAGTGATCGTCGGCTGGAACTTCGGCTACCACTCGTACCTGCTCGCCGCTGGCGTCTGAGGAGTCTGAATCATGGCAATTTCTCGTGCACAGCTCCTCAAGGAGCTTCTCCCCGGTCTGAACGCCCTGTTCGGTCTGGAGTACAAGCGCTACGGCGAAGAGCACAAGGAGATCTACGAAACGGAGACCTCCGACCGCTCGTTCGAAGAGGAGACCAAGCTCTCCGGGTTCTCTGCTGCTCCGGTGAAGAACGAAGGTCAGGCCATCGCGTACGACAATGCGCAGGAAGCCTGGACCGCTCGTTACAACCACGAGACCATCGCTATGGGCTTCTCCATCACCGAAGAGGCGATGGAAGACAACCTGTACGACAGTCTGTCGGCGCGGTATACCAAGGCCCTCGCCCGGGCAATGGCGTACACCAAGCAGGTCAAGGCTGCTGCCATCCTGAACAACGGCTTCAATGCCGCCGTTACCTACGGCGACGGGCAGGCCCTGTTCAGCACCGCTCACCCGCTGGTGTCTGGTGGCACGAACAGCAACCGTCCCTCGACGGCTGCGGACCTGAACGAAACGTCCCTCGAAGCGGCTGTGATCCAGATCGCGGGTTGGACGGACGAGCGTGGTCTGCTCATCGCCGCCAAGCCCCGCAAGCTGATCGTGCCCCCGGCGCTCCAGTTCGTTGCTACGCGTCTGTTGGAGACCAACCTCCGTGTTGGCACCACCGACAACGACATCAACGCCCTGAAGAACAACGGGTCGGTGCCGGAGGGCTACACCATCAACCACTGGTTGACGGACACCAATGCGTGGTTCCTGACGACGGACGTTCCGAACGGTCTGAAGCACTTCGTGCGGGTGCCCCTGGCAACCAGCATGGACGCCGACTTCGACACCGGCAACAGCCGGTTTAAGGCGAGAGAGAGGTACAGCTTTGGAGTGTCGGACAGTTTGGGCGCGTACGGCTCGCCGGGCGCATAACCCAACAAAATCAAGCACTTACGCTTGCAAAGGGCCCTACGGGGCCCTTTTTCTTTGCCGCTGTTGACACAGCGTGTGTTTGGCCTTATACTGATTGCTCTTAAACCTTGTAACGGAGCAAGCATGAAGCAGCCGGTTATTTATAAGATCCGCAACGTCTTTAACAACAAGTTCTATGTTGGGAGTACAACCGATACCCGCGAACGCTTTCGTAACCATCGAAAACTGCTTAGAAGCGGTAAACACCACTCGCCGCATCTTCAAGCGTCTTGGAACAAGTACGGAGAGGACTGTTTCAAGTTTGAGATTGTTGAATCTGTAGAGGACGCCGCGCTTTTATGGCAAGCAGAAGGGCGATGGCTTTCGGAGCATTTTGGGAAAGCGCATTGTTACAACGCAGGGGCAACGCCAGAAGCGCCAATGCGAGGGCGCTTCGGCGTTCTACATCCAAACTTCGGTAGGCCCGTATCAGAAGAGCAGCGGCAACAAATCTCCGCCACCCTCAAAGACTTCTACGCGCAAGACTACTTCAACCACCCGCGTGTAGGAAAGACGCATACTGAAGAAACCAAGGCCAAGATCAGCGCAAAGGTTCAGCAAGCCGTAGCCGAAGGCCGGGGCGGTGCGTTCATTCCTTCAGATGAGACCCGCAAAAAGATGTCGGAGTCTCTGAAGGGCAATCAGAACGCTCTCGGTCACAAACGAACGGAAGCAGAGCGCGAAGCCATCCGCCAGCGTACTTTGGGGAACCAGAACTTTCTGGGCAAGAAGCACACCGAACAAGCCAAGGACAAGATGCGGCGTCCGATCTACGCTGTCCTCCCGGACGGCACACGCCAGGACTTTGTAGGCGTCTCTGCTGCGGGGAAAGAGCTAGGGGTTGCATACCCTATGCTGGTGCGGTCCATGAAGGCCCAGAAGCCGATT